CCTGATATGGCAGCGGCTCTTGTGCTTACACCTGTTGATGTGTCCCACTTAAAAGCGCCACCATTTAAAACTGTTGCAATAAGATCTTCACCAAAATTATCTAATGACCATTGTCTAGCTTCTAAGGTTACATTCGAAACTGTTGAGGGAGTACCCCATGTTCCAGACCCCCATGTGTCTGTGCCCCAACCAAAAGCTGAAGTAGATATTTCAGGACCAATACTTATTTGATATTTTGCATTACCTGATCCTCCTCCACCAGACGTAGATCCTGAGGCGGCACTACCTGCGGTAACAACGTAGGCATTATTATTAGCTACTGATGTAATTTCAAATTCTTTATTCATATCAAGCCCATCTATGGCAGAAAAAGAATCAAAAGTAACAAAGTCACCTGCTTGAGCACCATGAGAGGTATCAGTAACTACTACCGAAGTAGTAGCATTGGTAGTAAATGGATTTGTTAAAGCTTGAGTTTCTCTAATAGGTGTAATGTCATAAGCTCTACCCTCTTCTATAACGTAAAGTTTTCTATCTGTGCCTACAGCGTTATATCTTGTTCCATCTAAAGCAACCCACGCATGTTGATCACGTGCGACACCCACTAAAGTTGTAGAGATGAATTTCTCCCATCCTTTGATTTTTTGTGGCAATCCTTGAAAGAAGCGTACATTATCGCCGTCTGTCCACTTGCCTTCGCCTGTGTAGTCGGTGACTTCTTTATTAATGCCTGGAGCTGGTCTAAAATTTACTAATGGCATTGTGCCAATATATATAAATTACTCTTTTTTAGCAACTAAAGACCCAACATGACCTTTATATGCTCGATTACCAAAGTGAGTCAAGGGCATCGACAAGTCTGCCCAAATTTGACCACCACATTCTTGCCATAAGCGAGAAAAGTAGTAATCTTCAGATAAGTATCTCATTTGTGATTTTCCCTCTCTAGGAGTATTGTAAGGTCCAACCGCAAACAAATCATAACAGTTGTCTGATCTGTAGGAAACACCGTTAACAATTTGATCCGACTCATACTTTCTTTCAGGAAACTTTTTAAACATAGTTCTAAATACTTCACGTTTTACTAACATCATACCTGTTGCGGCTTCGTTAACAGGAAAAAACCCATCATGTCCTCGTAAATTTAAAGGATCATCAAAATTAACATTATAGCCTAAAGCTTTTGCTTCAATCTCATCATCTTGTGCATTTGGATTTTCTTGGAGTGTCTTCTTAATTTTATCAAAATAAATATGTTTTCGTGGATAAATACCACAAACTACATCTTTATCTGCACAAAGTAATCTTTGAATATTTTGCCATGTAAAACCTATATCAGCATCTATAAATAAAAGATGTGTAGCAACAAAATCTTTTTGATCCATCATCATAGAAACTATAGTATTTCGAGCACGAGTAATTAAACTTTCATTACCCATTGTTTGTATTCTCATTCCAACATTATTTACTTGAGTCCATGACTGTAACTCTAACAATCCATGTAAAGTAGGTTCGGTAAGCATTCCACCATACATTGGCATTCCTAAAAAAATTTTAAAATTTTTGTCTTTTAATTCTTCTGGTTGTATCATTTATTACTCCTTATAATTTATGCTTTTTATAGCTAAAGTCATTCTAAAGTCTTCTCTAAAGTTGTTTGGTAAGGCTCTATGAGGTATTTGAGCATTAAATTTTATGCACCTATTGTAAATAGGATAGATTAAAATACTTGTGCTTTCCTGTCCTAAGAATTCAGTAGCACCTCCTCTTGTAGGGTTCCAATTTTTATTTAATCCTATTAAGTAAGTTGTTTCGCCATCATCTTGGTGAAAATCACCATGTTGTGTGTAAGATTGTCCGTTGATATATATTCTTAAAACTTTATCTGTAATATTATTTTTTAAAGCTGTGCATTCGTTTTTAAACTCATCTGTATCACTAATATCCATTGTCCAAAAAAAATTACCACTATCAGCCACGCTTGTTTGTTTTTTCCATGTGTCATAAGTATTTATCTTATTTAAAAGACTATTTAAAAAATCTTTATTAAGATAATTGTCTCTGTAATGAATGTCTTTGTTTATTTGATTGAACATTCTTTGCATTGATAGGCTATCGTGACTCTTAACAAACTGCTAAGTCTAATTGGTGCCACTGCTCTGTGAGGCAATGAACCATTAAATATAATTAATCTATCTTCTTTAAATGACGTTGCAGTCCTAGCCTCTCTATTTTCATCATAAACTATGAATTCCCCACCCCATTCTGGTTTCCAATCTGGAGTACAACAATATAGATATGTTGGCACATTACCTTCATTGTCATAATGTATGGTGCCGTCAAATCCGGTAGGGTGTATATTTATATGCCACCTGTATATCTCGTATTTATTATTATCATTTATTTGTAATATTTTTTTATATACATCGTAGATTAGGGGTAAACAAAAATCACTAGAGTCTTTCGATGAACAAAAAGAATGTGGTAAATCAGTTGGCTCTCCTTGATTTCTAAATGCAAAATGTATTCTACCTTCATTAATGTATTTTTGAAAAAAGCTATCTAACAGATTTTTATCGGATAAAAAATTATCTATGACCTGTGTTGTCATTTATTTTTAATATTCCTCATTGTAAAAATTAAAAGCTACTGTGATTCTTTCATCAGTGCATTTTTCTACATAATGAAAGAGCCAAGAAGGAAAGAATATAAACAAGCCATCTTTTTCTAATATCTTTTCATCTTGATGTTCTTTTTTAAAATTACCTAAAGAGTACATATTTGCTAAGTTTTTAAAAACTAAGGCATTACATTTGCTTTTAACAATAAGTATGGCACTATATTTTTTAGAAGCGTGATTGTGAACTTCTGTATAATCTCCTTTTTCATAAACATTAACCCAAGCTTCTTCACAACTCCAATTATTTAAAGAATGAATTTTAGGCAATACTGTTTCACAACAAAAATTAGAAATATCTTTTATTATTGGAAATCTTAAGCCATCCCAACCAGATGTTTTTGCTTTTACATTTAATAAATTTTTACTCCAATTATCTTTTTCTTTTTTAACAATTTTTAAAATTTCTTCGCATGTTTGTTTTTCTACAAAAAAACTATGAATTTCTACAGGAAAAAAATTTGTCTTTTCAATCTTCATTTTTTTGGCAGTGATAACATTTCTCTTCCATCAAATTTTAAATGTTTAAACTTACCATCTTGTTCGACATAATGTAGAAAAACAGTTATAAAATGATCGTGTGTGCAATACTCTCGCCAATGAGGAACATCAAGACCTTGAAATATTAAAGCATTATTTTTTACCATAGGAAATTCATAATCTATATTCAGTCCTATATAATTATCAAGTTCATCAAAATATTTATACTTTGAGTCTTTATTTTCTGTTCCAATATACAAACTATAGGGTTTATCTATAGGATCTCCACCCAAACATAAAGCCACAGTATATTCACAAGAGGGTCTATCTGTATGTGATTTAAGATCAGAACCTTTATCATATATTCTTAAAAATGAATTAGCAGGCCATAATTTTTTGCCAACGTTGTTTTCTATTACTGAAGTGCTTGAAGCTAATAATGTTTCCATGGCAGGGTCAGAGTATACTCCTATTAAACTAGCAGTTGAGGTATCCATTTTAATTTTTTTTGGATTTGAATATTTTAAGACACAGTATGAATATAAAAAACTACACAACTCTTCAGGTAAAAATTGTTCAATAAAAATAGGTTTTATATTACCCATGCTACTATTGCGTACCTTGTTCCATATGTAATTTTATTAACTTGATGAGGATATAAAAAATTTGAAGGAAAGATAACACAATCCCCAACATTTTGAACAATTTGATGTTCTTTTCCTTGAAGATTAAAAATAAACTCACCCCCTTCAAATTTGTTATTTAAACATATCGAAATAGATAAAGCTCTTTCAGGAGCTTTAGCTGCATGATCAACATGAAAAATATAACCAGAGTCATAAGAGTTAGATTCATATTTTAAAAAATCTATTTGAGAAATTTCTGAAATTTTTAAATAAGGGTTATTAATTTTGTAATGTTCAATCGAATCAAGAATTCGTAATTTTAAATAATTTAAAATTAATTTTTTACCAAAAGTATCATCTGAACCCAATAAATGTTTTACTTGACAATTTCTTGTTGATTTATCAACCTTTGCATTTTTTTTTGAATCTTCTACCACACCAATTTGCGCATCATTTAATTCTTCATCAAAATAAAGAATAATTTTATTACAAAAATCTTGAGGTATAAATTTTTTTAACTCTAAAATGTGATGTTGCACAATTAATAGGTTATGCTATTTCCTGATAAGTAATTATCTCTTGCTGTATTAGCTGCTGAAGTTGCAGCAGATTTAGCTGCAGATTGCGCAGCAGAGTCATCTTCTGCATTAGCATCAGAATGACCATTATACGTAGACGTGTAAGTAGAATCATAGTTTGTTTGCCAAACATCTTGAGCCTCACATCTAATAACAACATTAGTTGCCCATTGTGGTAAGGAAGATATAGATTGATTATCAGCATCACTGGTAAGTTCAATGTGTCCAGTGTTCGTTGTTGCATTCCATTGTAAAGCATGCACGGTGGCATCAACTTCTGTATGAGAACGTAAATTTAAATAATTTTTATTATCTATATAAACATCGGATTCTGTATTTCCACTACCTGAGGCAGGTCCATCATTTGCAGAAGATGGATTTACATCAGCGTCAAATATAATGGTTAGTTTAGTATTTATTGTGGTGTTATTTACTGTTGTTGCCATTTTTCTTTACCTTTTTAGTTGTTGCTTTTTTAAGCTTCTTCTTAATTTTTATATTATTATTACTTAATTGTCTAATAGTTTCATCCTCTAATTTCGTATCCCCTTCCATAACGGCTCTTTGTTGTTTACTTAACAAATTAAATATTGATGTTGTATTTCTTAATAAATTTGAGGCTGTATCACTTTTTTTCAAAAGACCTGCCATTGCTTTATTAGAGTCAACCATTTCATTTCTAAATGATTCAGTGGCCGCTTGCACTTGCATTGTTTGTCTAGAATTTTCAACTAATAATAAAGGAATCCATGCTATGGAACACCCCCATTCTTGAACGTCTAAGCCTGTTTGTGGGTTTTTACCTTGAAGCATATTGTACCAAACACATCTATGTTTTATGCACTTCTTTTTAAGAAGAGGACACGTCCCATCAGGGTCGAATATTGGCATTAATCCTTAGCGGCGATTATTACGTTTGCGTACTTGACATCAGCAGCAGGAACGGTTGCATCAACATCTGCTGAAGCACTGGTTAAAGTTCCACTAAATGGGTGAGTGTGCGATCCACCTCCACCTGCGCTTCCAGTAGAGCTAGTGCTTCTTTGAACATAGTCAACGTTTGTTCCCTGTTGCGGACCACTGTTAACATTTGCTCTTTGAGTACCAGGATGAGTATGTGAAGGTATTTGAGGAGTTGACAATGTTGTAGATCCTACTGTTCCTGAAACAGAACCTGTAACAGGTGCAGAACCTTGAGCTGCTGTTTTATCTGTGGTTGCTAAGAAAGAGGAGAAGTAAGCAGTTGAACCACCTGTGCCTCCACCTGTACCGGTAACAATTGACATAACTGCTTCATCGAGTGCTGCGGTTGTATCTTTAGTCCAACCTGTAGGTGCAGATGCTTGATAAAAAACTTGTTTTGTCCCTGAAGGAAAAGGTTCTACACCAGTAAGATTTGAACCACTACCAACAAATGTTGTAGCCGTAACAGCACCATTACCTCTTAAAATAATTTCTCCAGAATCACCAGCAGTGACATCTCCTTTAAAAGTTGTAGCTCCTAATTTATCAACTGAATTATAAATTTTGAAATTAGCAGAACCTTCACAGTAAACATGTGAATAAGCGCCTTGTGCTATAACTAAACCATTAGCGTTGTGACCAGTAGCTGCAATAGTTAAATCGTGTGAACCTGTAGTATTGTTAAAAAATACATATTCACTTTCTACAGCGGGCACAAATACACTAATTGCTCCTGTTAAAGCACCAGTCAATTCAATAACTTTATTGGCTGATTCGGAGGCCGGATCTGCATTAGCAGTCGTTAAAGTAATATTTGATGAGCCAGCAACAGATTTAGCTAAATAACCTGCTCCAAAAGCATCTAAAACATCTAAGTTATTATTGGTGTTATTACCCCAGGTATTGGCATTAGCGCCAGTTGCCATTTTTTCTAATTTATAATTACTTGA